GCATGGTCATCACCACCAGTAACAAGTCTAACGTTCTCTGCGAAGACACCATAATCCCCAACAGATGGGTATTTAATCTTCCAGGCTCTCCTAATCCTAACACTACACGTGATACAATTAGAAGCAAACGTTCCAAACTTACCTGAGGCACCCAACATTGCTATTATCAACTCTGAATTCATGTTGAATCCGGCAAATGCAATGGAATACAAGACCTTCTTAGCAAACAATAACTCTCTAGACGTCAAATCATTAGAACGCCGAAGAAAATGCATATAGGTAAAAACTTCAGAACAATGCTCAAAATAATCTTTACTTTGATCAAAATGAACAAAATCGCCACAAGCTAACTTCCCTTCAGATTCCTTAAGATGCATACCAAGATACTTACGCAAAGCATCCCAGTCGCGTTGAGAATAAAGTGCAAGCGCCATTTCAAAATAAAAAGGCTGCTTAGCAATAGCCGTAAATAACCGTCGGAGAACTCTCATCTCAAATATTAATGAGATGAATTCCCCTCCAAAAATCGGTCTAAAAGTCTTTTGGACACCTTCGTCACTCAAAGCTCTAGGTTCGTCTTTAGCAAAAAGATCAAAAACAAACATCACAAGATTATCAGAAGAAGGATCATCCAAACGTCTTTCAACTTCGTCATATTCCTTCTGAAAATCTGGTGTCAAAACTATCGTGCCATCTTCCAACTCTTCTGTCCATTGTGATTTCGGTCCACCTTTGCGCGTCAAGCCACCAGCTGTAGTTATACCAGCTGACTTGGACAAATCCATGGGTGGTATACCCTCTTCTTTGACACCATTGAGAACTTCGTGAAGACTCAAAATGCCAAGGTTATTAACAGTATACCAATCATTGGGTAAACGCGACTCCACGGTGTAGATGTAATCATTAGTTGCCCATCGAATCTCATCAATATCTTTGGGGCATTTGATCATATCACCAGTCACATTACAGATTTCGTAAGACTTTTCCCACATATGTTGTTTTCTCGGCTGATCAAACTCTTTACTGTGGGGTATCTTAGCAAAGTATTCCTCTAACCCATATTTACGAGTTGAATACTTTGCTCGACCTGTCGGAAGATCTAATTTTGCAATAGGAGTAACATTAGTATCTGGTTTGAGACGGTGTACATAAGACTTTTTCTCTTCTGGACCTAACGGCAACTTCCTATCAGTGTCAATGACTAAAGCGTGACAAAACATTTCGTCCTTTTGCTTCAAAAAGTCAATTGCATTTTGAATATCCATTCTGGTAAATGCAACAGAAACTGACAAGTCGTCACGACCGCAAGCGTGCATACCTATAAGACGTGGAGTAGCGTTGGCTGTAATCAGCAAACTACCACAATCTCCAAGCTTTGGAGGTCTATCTTTTGGTGGTACATGTGTAAAAACC